TATCATCAATGATGAACGTATTCTAGAACGTGCTAAGAGTGTTACAGGAGCATATGATGACTTCATTAATGAAGCACAGCAATGGGGACAAGGTAATCTATGGAAAGATTTACCTAATGTTGAAACATCCCTACCTGTTTTAGAGATGAGAGAATTAAAAAGAAAACTTTATAGAGCAGTAGCAAATGTCAACATCTTGGAAGGTATTCGTTTTTATGTTAGTTTCGCTTGTAGTTTTGCCTTTGGTGAACTTAAGCTTATGGAAGGGTCAGCTAAGATTATATCCCTCATTGCACGAGATGAGAACCAACACCTTGTCCTCACCCAAACCATACTAAAGTACTGGAGAGAAGGTGATGATCCTGAAATGAAAGAGATTATGAAAGAAGAAGAGGAGTGGACTTATAAACAGTTTGATTTGTGTGTGAATGAGGAGAAGAAATGGGCAGAGTATCTGTTCAGGGATGGTAGTATGATAGGATTGAATGATAAATTATTGTTTCAATATGTTGAGTGGATTGCCAATAGGCGCATGAAGACGGTAGGATTGAGGCCTGTTTATGACATCGCTGCCAAAAACAATCCCCTTCCTTGGACTCAACATTGGATTAGTTCCAAGGGACTTCAGGTAGCACCACAAGAGACAGAGGTTGAGTCCTATGTCGTTGGTGGTATTAAACAAGATGTTAAGAAGGACACCTTTGCTGGATTTTCTCTATGACAAAACCTTACGACGATTCAAACTGGCGCGAAGAGATGAAGGGATACACCTCTGGCAAACTTCAGTTAGAGATGTTAGAGAATGGACCTAAGAGTCTTTCTCAGTCATGGATGATGCAAGCATTGTATAACAAGTGGAAAAAGATGAAGGGTTATAAAGACCCACCACCTCCTGATTGTTCATCCTCACTCAAAGAGTGGGAACAAAGCATTAAAAAATACGATTCTTGACATGCCTACTACCATCACATTTAACATCTCACAAGACGGTACTGTTACTGAAACAGTAGAAGGAGTTAAGGGACAAGTATGCGAGTCCCTAACTAAGACAATTGAAGAGAAACTTGGTCAAGTGGAATCCAGAGTACATACTGGAGATTACTACACTAAATCTCAAAATTATGTTCAAGAATTTACCCATGATTCGGAGTGTGCCTAATGTCTCATTTCACTAAGATTCAAACCAAGTTAACGGATCGTCCTGTTTTAATTGAAGCATTAAATCTTTTAGGTCATTGGCCAGAAGATAAAGCAAAGGAACTTAAAGTTAGTGGTGCTCATGGTAAAGGTCATGAGACTGTTACTGCTGAAGTAGCAATAACAAAGGATGTTGGATTTAAATGGAATAATACTACAAAAACTTTTGAATTAGTTGCTGATGTTCAGTCATGGGATATGAATATTCCTATAACTAGATTCCTTGATAAACTTACCCAACAGTATGCCAGAATGATGGTTCATAATACTGTTAAAGACATGGAAGGATTTGAAGTTCAAGAGGAATGGGAGATGGATAATAATAGTATAGAGATAACAGTTACTAGGTGGGACTAAATAGGAGTTACTGATATGAAAATTATGGGATGGCGACCACCACAGAGACCAGCGTGGTTGAAGATGTATATGAAAATGCCTGGACCTATCAAGGCACAACTTTTACTACTAACGACATTAACGATTTCTTCGGTTTCGTCTACAGGATTACTAATATCCAGTCGGGTAAACAATACATCGGACGCAAATATTTCTGGCAGAAGCGTAAGCCTAGAGGTGGTAAGAGAAGGGTTACGTCTGAGAGTGACTGGAAGAAGTACTATGGAAGCTCTGATGAACTTAAAGCAGATAGAAAGTTACTTGGGAACACCTGCTTCAAGAGAGAAATCCTCAGTCTCCACACCACCCTCGGCAAAGTAAATTACGCAGAGACAAGACAACTCTTTTTAAATGGAGTTCTAACTGAATCATTAGATGATGGTTCACCAGCATATTACAACAGTAACATCTTAGGACGTTACTATAAGAAAGATTATTTTACCACTGAACAATGAAGATTTTTTTAGACACCGCTGATTGCCAACAGATTCAAAAGCACTTTGCTTCTGGATTGATTGATGGTGTTACAACTAATCCAACTCTTATTCGTAAGAGTGGTAGACTTCCTGAAGATGTATACCAAGAACTTAAAGGTATTGGTGTAAAGGATATTAGTATGGAAATAGTTGCTGATACTGTTGATGAGACAGTCAATGAAGCACATCGTTTATATGATATCTTTGGTGAAGTAACAACTATTAAAGTACCATGTACTCCTGATGGATTATTGGCATGTAGAAAGTTGGCTCAGGCAGGTATTAAAGTAAATGTAACTCTTATATTCTCTCAGACACAAGCAATTCTTGCTGCTAAGGCAGGTGCTGCATATGTATCACCATTTGTGGGACGTGTAGATGACAACTCCTTTGGTGGACTATGCTTAGTTAAAGATATTGCTAAGGTATTCCGAGAGCATGTGGTAAGAACTGAGGTTCTAGCAGCATCTGTTAGAAACGTTAGGGATGTGGGTAGAGCATTTGAATATGGTGCTGACATTGTTACTATGCCAACAGGAGTCTTTGAAAAGATGTATAATCATATTCTAACTGAAAAAGGTTTAGAATTATTTGAAGCAGATTGGCAATCCGTTCAAGAATTAACTAATGAGAATCCATCTTTGGTATAGTACAGAGTTAAAAGTGTGGCGTTGGTGCGTCACAGATCGTAGACCTTATCTTTTACCTGATAGGCAGGAAAGTGGTGAGGCAAAAGAATTAGATGATGCAATGGATGCTATTAAAAAGATAGCAAAGAAGTGGACAGGAAAAGATGAACCCAATGCAGGGTGGTTTGGAGCTTAAAAATGATAAACGTAAGATGTCGTTCATGCGGCAAGGAAATAGAAGGACATTCCCATAGAACAAAATCTTGTGGATGTCCTAATATGACAACAGTATCAGGAGATAGTATCTCTGCTCGTGATATGTCAAAGGTTGTTATGTTAAATACTAATGTGAAGAAAGAGAAGGATAGTTTATCTTCTCAAGACTTAGAATGGCAAGAGAAAAGAAGAAAAAGAAAAGTTAGAAAACTTAACTTTGAGGTGCGATAATCTTAAGAGACTATTAAGTGTATAGATATAGTACATAACTTATGTTATGATTTCCTCACTAAGTACTGAACTAATGTTTAACCTCGATCAGAAGTATGAATCATATGTTAGAAGTGGGACTAAGAAACTTAGGATAGATGGTATAGAGGAACGCATTAGGGGGTATGGATATACTGATGACGGAAAAGATATTGATGGATACTATTTGATTACAGATAACTATACACTTTATTATAATACTAATGAACAGTTTGTTAAAATGGAAGCCTTAGCAGCAGTTACGGCATAAAAAAATCCCCTCACGTGAGGGGATTTAAAACTTAATATTCTGTTTAGAGAAGAACCTCCTTACAGATACGCTTACAACTTGAATGATCGTCTTCGCATTCAATCAAGCATTCATAGTAATCGTTAACTTTGTCTTCTTGATGTAGATTCCACTCTACCATTTGATTACGAGACATCATGATTGTCATAAAAAATTAACCCTCATTAACCACATACTATATAGCATATTTGTGTGCTTTTGACAACAAAAAGGTTACAATTCTCAAAATGGTAAATACAATTATACACTTATACTAAATATGGCATCTGATAATTCAACATTTCTATTCACTAAAGTGAAAGGAGCATTCAATAAAGTAGTTGAATGGGATAAGGCACTCATCAAAAAGTGTCAAGATAAGTTCGGATGGACCGACTATCAAGTAGTTTGTATTTCATTTGCTAAAGGATTTATTATAGGAGCAATACTATTATGAAAAACCTTCCAATCCCCTTACTCACATTCTTAGCAGTCCAAGTAGGAACTGGCATCTGGTGGGGTGCTCAAATCACTAGCACTGCTCAGTGGGCAGAAGTAGTTGCAGAAGAAAATAGAAGATACATTTCTGAAGTTGTTATTCCATCCTATGAGATTAGTGACAGTTGGGACAACCCACACTATAATAACTGGCTAAAAGCTGGTGGTTGGAAATACTAAATAGCAAAAGTTGAGAGTGTATTATGAAAGCGGTAGTTGACACTGTTAAAAACATAATCTCCCCTGAACAGAATTGGTCACAGTTCTTGATGAAGATTATAGGGGTGGGAGTAGTAGCAGGTATAGGATTCGCAGGATTCCAAGTCTATACTGGTTCACAAGAAGAGGAAGAAGGACCAGATGATTCTATTGAGGTTATCTTTGAGGAGATACCAGAGAAGAAATTGCAGG